CGCCATTGGCGTCATCACCTTGCTCTCCGTTTGGAGAGACTACCAACAAAAGAAATAGACCTATGAAAAACTGGAAAACAACTACACTCGGCGCGCTAACCGCCATCATCGCAATCGCCACCGGCGCCAAGGAATTTCTCTCCACCGGCAGCCTGCCCGACATTGGCCTCATCGCCGCTTCGTTGGCCGCCGCCTGGGGCTTGATCGTCGCCAAGGACAACAATGCTCGCGGCTAAATTTGTCGCCGCTGCTCTGGTCTTCGCTGCCTACCTGCTACTGCCTGGCTGCGTGACGGTGGGCTACGACTTCCTCAAGCAACAAGCCACCGTGACCGTGACCCCAAGCACCAAGGGACTCGCTAAGTAACCAATGTGGAACTGGCTACTGAGACTATTTGGCAAAAAGTCCGACGCTTCCCAAGCGCCGGCCTCGCCGAATTTGCCCTCCGTTGCCACAATGAACTTCACCGTCGAGCGGCCGCTGACGAGCTTCGACGAGCGCAAGGTCAGCACGCCGAACAAGGGGAGCAACGTGATCATCCCAGAGGCGGTGGTGCTGCATCACTCGGACGGCAGCTATCGCGGGGGCTGCGAGTGGATCGCCAACCCGGCATCTAAGGTGTCCTACCACGTCCTCATCGCCCGCGATGGCCGCCGCACCGTGTTCTGCAACGACAGCGAGCGCGCCTGGCACGCTGGCAAGAGCAACTGGATGGGGCGCGGCGACCTTAACTCTTGGAGCCTTGGGCTCGCATGGGAGGGCAACACCTACGACTACCCCTTGGGTGACGATGCCATGGCCAGCGCCATTGAGTGGCTGGCCCCGCGCCTGCGCAAGTGGGGTATCCCGATGTCGATGGTCGTGACGCACCAGCAGGTCAGCCCAAGCCGCAAGACGGACATTTCCCCCGGTGACGCAGCAAGATTTCGCAGCAAACTGGAAGAAGCACTGAACTAATTATATGGCCAAAACAATTTCACAGATCACCAACGAACTCGCCGCAACACCAGCAGCAGCTGACCTTCTAGTCATTTCTGAGGGCGGCGTGACCAAGAAGATCTCGGTCAGCAACTTGGTATCGGCTGCCCTCAACCTGTCGGGCAACAAGACCGTGTTTGACGGCGTGAACCTTGTGCTCGGAACCACGACGGGAACAAAGGTTGGCACGGCGACCGCGCAAAAGCTCGGCTTCTACAACGCCACGCCGGTCGTTCAGCCAGCCGCCGTAGCCAACGCAACCGATGCCGCCAGCACGCAAGCGCGGCTCAACGACCTACTGGCCCGCCTTCGCACCTTGGGCCTCATCGCTACTTAATGTCCCTCGAAAGTCCAGTCCAGCGCGACGGCGACATGGGATTCATCGGCTACTCCAGCCGGATGAACCCTGTGACCCTGCCCGCCGGCATGCTCCAGCTCAGCGAAAACATGCGGCTGGACCGGGGCGTTGCCGTGACGCGGCGCGGTCTCAAGCGGCTGGCCGACGACATCTCCCCGGGCGAGGTGCCGCTGACTGTGCCCTTCGTCTTGACCGATCCCGGCCCCATCGTCCGCAACAGCTACGACGGAGGCATCTTCGCCGCGTCTGTCATGCGCTCGCCTGACGAGGCCAACAGCATGGAGGTCACCCTGCTGGCCGCCGCTGACCGCGCCTACGTTTACCTAACAGACGGCAGTCTGCAGTTCTCGGCCGCCTGGGCCAGCGGAGTCTTGGCCGTTGACGGCACAGACAACCTTGACCTCGGCGGCGGCGAGGAGCTGGTCATCGCTCGCCTCCCCTCCTCAATCATCTACCCCTCCGGCGAAAGCGTGCAGCCCTCGGACACCGTTTCGATGGTTCAGGCGTTCGACCGCATGTACCTCTTCCGGGAGGCCGACACATCGCAGGCCGGCTACGAGCAAAAGTACACCACAGCGAGCGGCATCTCAGTCGCCGGAACGGTCGCCACAGTCTTTGTGACAGACCACGGCTACCCCGCCGGCGCCCGCGTGCGCATTGAGGGCAGCAGCAGCGCGGCCTTTGATGGACATGAGTTCCAAGTCGAGGCCGCCAGCCTCAACGCCAACGATTTCACCATCGCCGTCCCGACCGGCACGCCCTCGGACGCCTCGGCCAACATCAAAGTGCGCCGGGTCAAGGCGCCGCTTTACTGGACCGGCGACCCTGCCACTGGATTTGTCCGTTCAACGGCTGGCGTCCCGGACGTTGGCGTGACCTTCCGCCGCCTCCGCTCGGCGCCTTGGGGCAGCTACATCGGCAACCGCCTAGTCATCCCTGACGGCAAGCAGAACGTCATGCTCAGCGATGTGCTTGACCCAGATGTTTTTGACTTATTCTGGCAGTCCTTCCGCGTGGGCGTGGGCGGCAACGACAAGATCGTGGCCGTGCATCCCTGGGTGGACAACGCGGTCTTGGTCTTCTGCCGCAAAAGCATCTGGATTGCTACCATCAGCCAGACCTCAGCGGTGGACGGCAGCGATGTGGCGATCAACACCGCAGTCACCCGCCTTGACCTGCTGACCGACGAGATCGGCTGCGCGGCCCGCCGGACGATCTGCACGGCCGGACAGTTCATCTATTTCCTCTCCGATTCCGGTGTCTACCGGCTGGACACCAAGCTCGACCTCAAGCTCCGCGGCGAGACCAAGCCATTGTCTGACCCCATCGCCGACCAACTGCAGGGACTGCGGGCTGACCTCGTTGAGTACGCCACGGCGCTGTATTTCGACAACCGCTACTTCCTTGCCGTTCCCCTGTCTACGAGCAAAGGCAGCAACAACGGAGTCTTTATCTTTAACCAACTTAACGAGGCTTGGGAGACCCGCGACATTTACGGCGTTGGCGTCAACGACTTCCTCGTTGCCGACATCGCTGACCGTCGCCGCGTGATGATCAGCAGCCAGGCCGGCAAGCTGATGCTCATGGACGAGGTTGAGGCTGGCGACGAGTCCGCGGACGCCGAGGTCAACCTCACCATCGCAGTGCCCGGCAAGATCCTCACGCGCCGCTACGGGATGGGCACGATGAGCAGCAAGCGCTTCACCCGCGCCCTGGCTGACGCCGTGCTGCCCAACACCGGATCGATCACTGTCACCGCCAACCTGCGCAACCCCGACAAGACCGAACTCTTGGTGCCCGGCCTGGAAAACACCACAGGCTCCGGCAACGACTACAGCTTGAAGTTGCCGATCCGAGCCAAGGCTCACTACTGCGAGCTGGAAATCCTAACCAACGCGAACCGGCCGGAGATCCGCAACATCTCCATTGAGGCCGCCATCCCCAGCCTCCCGCAAACCGAAACACGTCACGCAGCTTAAAACATTATGGCAACTATCACCGTAACCAAAGGACACAACGCACCGGACGGATTTGTCACCGGCGACACCGTCACGCCGGACACGCTCAACGCCGCGCAGACCCCGGGTGTGGCAATCAGCAACATCGTGGACGCCGACCTTTCAGCCAGCGCCGGAATCGCCTTCTCCAAGCTGGCAACCGGCGCATTGCCCGCGGCGATCACCGTAGCGGCGGACAACATAATCGATGCATCGGTCACCCCTGCCAAGTTGAGCGGTGCGCAGACTGGCTCGGCGCCGATCTATGGTGCTCGGGCGTGGGTGAACATTAACGGCGCGTCGGCAAACAACTTGGACTTTACCTACACGACCTCAAGCGTTGGCACCCTTGTCGTTGTGACCACAGCCTCGGCGCACGGCCTTAGAGTGGGGCATGTGGTCTACCTTGACTTTACAACCGGTGGAGCGCAGCGCCCAACAAGCAGGGCTTACACGCTGACTGCGGTGGGGCCGGAAAACACAAAGTTCAATGCCGTTGGCGATGTTAAGGCTTCAGACACAACCGGCGGAGGAACACTTCGCAGAAGGACTGTGCGTGCCTCTGGCAATGTCGCCTGCGTGTCCCCGGTCAACGACTCTGAAACGAGCGCCGAATTTGCCGTCAACTTTGCAGTGGCGCTTCCAGATGCGGACTATGCTGTTGCCGGCCTTTCGGCCCGAAGCGCGGTCGCCCAGGACAACATCGTCACGGCTAGGTCCACCGATGTGAAAACAGCAGACGCCTGCGTAATACGCGCCGCCACCGGTGCTGGGTCCCAGCTCACGTCTTGTCCCTTGATCACGGCGATGTTCATCCGATGACCCCATGGGAAAAAGCAGCACAATGGCAACAGGATCACTGCCCGGACGAGCGACTCATCGAGGCTATCGCAGACTGCGTGGCCAATGGATTGGTCTACTCGTGCAGCGACCTGTTCTTGCTGGCTTGGGAGGCACATTGGAATGAAGGCGAAGGGCGCATCACGGCCGGAGACCCCAATGCGTGGGTCTGCAAGCTGGCTGCCGGCCACGATGTCATTCGGGCGGGAATGCGCGTTGCTCCGCACGCCCACAAGTATTTGGTCTGGCAGCGCAACAACGACGGCCGCTGGCGGGCACATCGCTGGGACAAACTGAGCAAACGATTTAACAATTAGGAGGACAACATTATGGGAATGGGAGGATCATCACCAACAGCACCAACACTCGACCTGGAGCAATCTGCAAGTCTGCTACGGCAACAGCTTGCCATCCAGCGGGAGCAGCTGCCAGCCATGTCAGTCGCGGCCGGCAACGCATCGCGGCAGGAGAGCCGCAGGAATATTGACTTCGGCCTCCGACTGCTCGGCGACCAGCGGCTCCGCAGCAGCTACGAAGCAGCTTTGCCCGATGAGATGCGCCGCCGCACCGGCCTCCTTGGTCAGCTTGACGCCGCGCAGTCAGCAGCCCCAGAGTACACGCGATTCCAAGAGCAGCTGCAGGGCGCAGTCGGCGAGCGTGCTGGCATGCTTTCCGCCCAAGACACCCGGGACGCTACGCAGCAGGCAAGGTCAGCCATGGCCGCCCGGGGCATGGCGACAGGCAACGCCGGCATCGGTGCCGAGTTGCTTAACCGCGACCGGTTTGTCCAGCAGCGCAGAGCGCAGGATCTCGGCATCCTTGGGCAGTCTGCCCAGCTGGCCGAGCAGGAGCGCATGCGGAAGATGGGTCTCGGCCAAGACGCTTACAACTTCAGTATGTCCACCAACCCAGCACTCATGGCTATGGGCATTGGTTCGCCCTTTGCCAACCTGACGCCGCAATCAATGCAGATGGTTGCGGGCGCGCAGGGGCTAAGCCCGATGTATTCTGGCGGGCAGTTTTCAGGCGGGGGCTTCAACATGATGGGCGCTGGCATGGGCGGTGCGTCTGGGGCTCTCTCGGGCGCCATGGCGGGCGCCGCGATGGGTGCTCCTGCCGGCGGAATTGGCGCGGTTCCCGGGGCCATCATCGGTGGCTTGGCGGGCGGCGCCCTGGGCGGTGCGGGCGGCGGCATGTCCTAAACAATTAACCAACAAAACCAAGGAGTACCATTATGACACCAGCACAATTCTGGGCAATCGAACAGGGCAACCAGCAGAACCAGCGTGAGAACATGCAGCAGATGACGAGCAACGTCTTTTCGTCGCTTACTGATCTCGCTGGCCACTACGCCCAAAAGGAAGGCATGAAGCGAGCGGGGAAGGCTTACAAGCAAACGCTTCCGGTTTTCGCGTCGGCACTCGGCATAGGCGACGACCAGCTAAAGCAAATGTCCGGCATGGACGACATGGACCTGTATTACGCAATGGAAAGCATGCGTCCGATACTGCCATCGATGATCAACGCGCAGCTTGGACAGCAGCGTATCGGCGTGCAGCAGGCTGGGCAGGCTCAGGCGGCTCGGATGCCGGGCGTGCGCAACCAAGCGGCAGCGCAAGCACAGGTCGCCGCCGGCCAAGGCCGGATGACCACGCTTCCTTCCAATATCAACGCCGACGCCATTCCCTGACATGCCCCCACGCAACAACCAACTACCCCCGCCGGTTGAGCCGGACCTCCCAGCCTTGGAGCCCGGCGAGGAGGCCGTGCCGCTTGATGCCATGGACGAAATGAATGGCATGAGCGGGATGGATTACGGAACGCCGGACGATGTCTACAGCGATGTCGCTGCCGAGCCACTACCGGAGACCGGCGTGGGCTTTGACTTCAGTGCGCTCAAGGTGCAGACCCGCGAGGACTTCGCTGCGCTGCCGTTTGAGCAGCAGGAGCTTCTCAAGGCGATGAAGCGCGGCGTGCAGTTCACCCCGGAGGGCGCGGCGCAGTTTGTGATTAAGCAACAGGAGGCCCGCATACAGCAGGACCAGAAGATGGCCATGATGCAGGCAGATCCAGCGCGGCAAGAGCAGACGCGCAAGCTGAGGACGGAGGCAGACATCATTGAGGAAAATCGAGCGCGCGCAATGCAGAAGACCCTCGACACGGCGTCCTACATGGATGACTTGCTAGAAAAGACCAAAACACACCCCGGGCGGCAATACGCCACGGGCAAAAGCAGCATCCTGCCAAAGGTTCCCGGCACGGCTCCGGCGGATTTCCAGGTTCTGCTTGACCAGATCGGCGGGCAGCAATTCTTGCAGGCGTTTGAAACACTCAAGGGCGGCGGGCAGATCACCGAGGTGGAGGGCCGTAAAGCGACCGACGCCATGGCCAGGATGAACCCCCGGCAGAGCGAGGAGTCCTTTTTGCAGGGCGTCAGCGAGTTTCAAAATATCGTGCGTTCTGCCAAGGAGCGCGCCAGCACCAAGATCAAACCCCAAGATTCCCCATCAACGCCGGCCGCCCAAAGCGCGGCCCCGCGTCAGCGCAAAACAGTAGCAGGAACAACCTACGAAAAAGGAGCTGACGCAAGATGGTACCAGGTTCGATAGGACTGACTGACGAAGAGCTGTCCGCATTGGAAGCGCAGCAGGGACAGCCGGAGATCACCACCGGGCTGGTAGACCGCCTTGCCGCATCCCCTGCCCCGGCTCAGGGCTTTACCGACCGGGAGCTTGATGTGCTGCCGACGTTGGCCTCCACGCCGTTTGCCCGCGAGCGTGGCATTGCCCTACCGCCCGAAGCTCCCGCGGAGCCGGAGCCGATGACGGACTACGAGCTGAACCAGCTTGAGGAGGAAAACTACCGCCGCGTGGACTACATCATGCCGCAGGAGGAGTTCCGGCAGTACTGGACGCGGCGGACGGAGGAGAACAACGAGGTCGGCCGTTTTATTGAAGGTGTGGGACAAGGTGCCGCGGGCATGCTTGCCATGATCCCCGAGGCCGGACGCGAGATCCGCGACGGCATGGTCGGCATGGTCACCGATCCGGTCAACCAAGTGCAGCGCAACGTGCAGACCGGCGCCGAAACTATCCGCAAGGCTGGCATCAACATGGTGCAGCTCTTTGACTGGGTGGGCAACAAGGTCGATGACGCAACGACCTGGGCGAAGCGGCGCGGGCTGAAGCACCAGGCATTGGCCAAGCGCCTTGAGCAGGATGGCAAGCTGACCGGCGATGAGTTGCAGGACGCCAACATCATTGCCGCGGCGGCCAGCGAGGCGGACGCCATGGAGCCGACGCCGGTGGAAAATGAGGAGGACTTCGACAAGGCTTATGATCGCTACCAGCGGGAGAAGTCGCTGGAGCAGGAGTTCGCAGGAGTGACAGATTTTCAAGTGGGTGCCAGCAAGATGGCCGCGCCAGCGACCAGCAAGGAGGCTTACCAGATCACCAACGAGCAGCCTGCGGAGACGCTGTCGATGATCGGCTCAATGGCCCTCGACCCGGTCAACTTGGTGCCTCTGGGTGCGGGCGCGCTGAGCAAGCTGCGTGTGCTACGGCGGACGGCGACCCTAGCCGGCGCTCCGCTCCGGGGCGTGCAGCGTGCGGCGGATGCCACGGCAGACCTCGCCGAGCGGATGGAGTTTGGTATCAGCAGCCGCGTGCAGGACATTACCGGACTGACGGCCAAGCAGCAGGCGGCACTAGGCGCCGGTGCGGCCGGTGCGGCGGTCTATGCGGACGCAGCGGGCGGCGGGGGCAATGTGACCGCCGCGGTGACGGCCCTGGGCAGCGTGCTGCCGGGGCTGCGCTACGGCGGTGCGATCATCCGCAAGACCGGAGCGGCGGCCGGCGGTGCGGCGACCATCATCCGCGAGGCGGGCGTGGGCGGCATCGGCACGGCCCGGGCGGAAGCAGCGGCTGACTTGGCGCGCATGACGGCGATCCCTGAGCGCTACCGCAAATACTTTACAGGCTACGTTGACGGCACCGATAGCACACTCAAGCGGGTGGCGCAGGACGCTGGCAACCCGGAGGCACTGCGCCGTGTGGCGCGCTTTGCTGACCGTGCTGGCGTGACCACAGCGGCGCGCCTGGCTGACGACGTGACCAGCGGGGCAGTGGCGGCCGGGATCACCGGAGCCCCCTTTGCGGCCCTGCAGCCGGATGCCGAGCGCGCCGGTGAGGTCTTCGGCGGCATCATGGCCCTCGGCGGTGCCGGAGGACTGGTCGGCGGTGCCATAGGTCGCCGGAGCACGGCACCGGACGCAGACGTGGCTCGGATGATGGCCGATGTCTATGCCGTGGGCGGCAATGTGGACGCGCTGTCGGCGCTGCCGCATGCCTCACTGGACCGCATGGCGGCCATGCAGGGCGTGCTGGCAGGCAAGGTGGACTTTGTTCCTCTCAAGGCGGACGAATACCGGATGAACAAGGATGTCTCGGCGACCGGCGGTGAGTTGGCCGCGGGACTGTTCCTCGAGAAGGACGCCAACGGACGCGCCAGGGTCTTCATCAATCTCGACGCACGCAAGTCAGCCGGCGGTGTCGGGGCCATCGTGCCGCATGAGATTGGCCACGCCATCCTGACCAGCAACATTTTGGACGGTCAGCCGCGCAACGATCTGCGCAACTTGGTCAACCAGCAGTATGGGGCGGACGGCGTGCAGGCCCGCGGCCGCGAGTATGTCGGCCGCTTGGTCGATGGAGACATTCAAAACGGAACAACCGGGGAACTGCCCCAAGTGCTCACTGAGCAGGAGTTCCGCGACCTTGAGAGCGGCAACAAGTCGCCGTCAGACATTGCCAAGGGCCGCAAGCTGGAGCCGAGCGAGCGCGAAAGGCTGATCAACGAACGCTACGAGGAGCTGTCGCAGCAGAGCATTGAGCGCGGCGAGGACGCATTGGACTGGGCGCGCGACGAAGTGATCGCCGAGACGTTTGCCTCGGAGGCTCCGGCCATTGACTTCCGCGGCATCCGCCGTGACGGGGCGTTTCCACGCTTGGCCGAGTCAATGCTGGCCGCCGGCGGGCGCGTGCTGGAGGTGATGGGCGTGCGCTTGGACGGCGGCACCGGCAAGCTGCTGGACAATCCGTCTGTTCTTTTCCGCGACAACCCGCTCTTCCAAGACCGCATCATGCAGAAGCGCGTGAAGGAATATGTGCGCGCCTACGATCAGTACTTGGTCGGCCTCGAGGAGGCCGGCAGCGCAACGCCCCGGGGCGTGGAGCTGGCGCGGAGCAGCCGCCCACAGGACATGGCTCGCAGCACACACGTCAAGCTGCGGGACGAGGGCCGCGGCGTGTTGGAGAATGACTTTCTGTTCCAAAAGCCGGACGGCACCTACAGCTACAAGCCGCAGCCGATCATCAATGCTGCCGAGGCCAACCGCGCGGCGCAGATCAAGACGCTGTATGACGCCAAGAAGTTTGTGCCGGTCAACTCAACCGAGTTTGGCAAGCGCAAGGTCAACGGACGCGAGGTGGTCGGCGGGCCGGTGCTGCCGCCGCAGTTTGACCTCTTTACGCAATTTCCGCAGCACGTCCGCCAGTTTGCCCGGGGCATGGAGGCCAGCCGGGCCGAGGGCGGAAGCTGGAATATCGACTACAACGCCATTGGCACCGGATCAAGTGGACGCTACCGCATCACCAACATGGGCGCCGTGCGCGCCATCCAGCGCGAGACCGTGCCGTTCGGATGGCAGGTGACCAAGCAGAACCACCTGCTGGCCGCCTCGCTTGACCTCAACGCCTTCCGCGCGTCTGCCATGAGGGCGATCAACAAGGGCGAGTTGGGCATCTTTAACAACGACATGAAGCAGGTGGAGGCCGACCTCAAGACCTACCTGGCCAACCACCGCAACGGGCGCCCCGGCGAAATGACCATTGGGCAGCAGAAGCGCGACACACTCAACGGACTCATCGGCACCGGCACGGCTGTGCAGCGCGCCGCTAACCCGCTCTACGCCGAGCTGAATCCCCGGGGCAGCATCCGCACTTGGCGCATCGACCGGCTCAACGATGCCCAGCCGAGCGGACGCACCGGCTACTTCTTCGACTACGACAAGATCAACAACAACCGCATGCCCCAGCAGATCCCGCGGGGGGCTCAGGGGATGCCGGATGCTCCGGCTTCTGGTAGGGGTGATGGGATGAGCGAGCGGTGGGACGCATATACCGAAAGCCTGCTTGATGACGTGGAGTCATGGGCGAACGCGCGCGACACCGGCAGGATTGACTACGACATGCAGGATGTTGTGCAGAGCTTTGTGGACTTTGCCCGCAAGAATTCACAACTGGCTGGCGACGATTTGGCCAAGGCGTTTTACCGCGATGAGAAGCCGACCGCCTCGCAGCGCAAGAAGCTCAATGCGGCACTGGAAAATGTTGGCCAGCCTCCAAAAGCCGCTCCGCGCGGGCAGGCGATGCCGGATGTGGCGCCAATGCGCAAGCGCCGAGTTTATCGTGGAGTTTCTCCTGACATGGACTACTCGAGCGGCGACCAATTTTGGTCTACTAGTAAGGAGGTTGCGGAGAACTATGCGTTTCAAACGCAATCCCCGGGGCGTGTTGACACCTCGCTGACAACTGAGCTGCCGCAAAATCTCTACCGCGCCACAAACAAGGACGAGCTGCGCGATGATCTTGGAATCAAGGCCGAGCCGTACAGTTTTGAGTTTGATACCGAGGTGAAAGCTGCGCTGCAGGCCCAAGGCTACGAGGGTGTGCGATACAATGCCGGGACAGATCTCGGTGGCGACCAAGCGATGGAGTTGCACATCTTTGGCAAGCCGAAGCCATCGGCAGCCAAGCGCGGGCAGGCTATGCCGGATGCTGTGCATGGCGACAACACTCCGCTACCGTCGCAGGTGCCGGATCGTGGGTTTTACATTATCGGCACCAAGCCAACGGCAGATGGGCGCGTGCTTGAATATCATTTAGATCCAGCGACAACGGTCCAGCCTCGGGTCGCAGACATCGATAGCATCCGCGGCGAACAGGTGGCCATGCTTGAGGCTGACCGGCATAACACCCGAAGCGACAATATGGGCGGGCCGTTGCATCCGTTTCTTATCAGTAATCAGACGATAGCAAGGCTGCTGGATGGTCGCGGGTTTAAGGCGGTGTGGGCCAACATGAACAGCGCCTTTGTGACTCGGGCCAAGAATATCGTGAAGAACACAACGGCGGGACATGCGCTGATCCAGATCATGAAGGAGAATGCGCACCGCAGTAATCGCAAGTTTGTAATGGACGTGACGAGCGAGATTGATGCGCGGCGAGCCAACATGACCAGCGAGCAGGCAGACTTCTTGCACGTCCTTCTTGAGCTTGGCGCAATCAACCCACAGGCTCATATCAACAAGGCGTACAGCAGGATAAAGCGAGCGTCTGATGCCGCGCTAGAGGGCGAGGCAACGATGGCAGAGGTTGCAGAGGCGCAGCGGGACTACGATCAAATCTTTGACAAATATCAGCCGATGGTTGAGTTCTTGAACCGGCTAAGTCCGCTCAAGTCGCATGCAACGCGGGGAAGGTCAAAGGAGTTTGCCGGAGAGTTTGCCTCTGTGGTTTCAAAGCATGGCAACTCACCCTGGTACAGCTCCATGGCGTCGAAATATCGCAACACAAAGTTTGTCGATGAGGCGGCGCGGTTTTCATTCAAGCAGCGCGGGGCGGCGATGGATCGCATCACCGGAATCCCATTTGCGCCAGACGTGAAGGCGATGCTGCAAAATTCAATGGACTTTGTGAACGGACAGAATCTTGATGTTGTCGGCGTAGTGCAGCTCTCAAAGGATATGGACGCGTTTGCTGTCTATTTCGGGAAGAACGCCAAGGAGGAGGCAAAGATGAGCGCCAACGAGCGGATGCTGCGCGATCAATTTTTGGCGTCAGGGACGTTCAAGGCGCATCCATCATATGACTGGGTCATGCTAGGACCGGAAAACGCAGATAGCTTTATCTTGGATGCGCCGGCAGACCCGTTGAAGCTGTTCCCCGATTACGCGAAAAACCATCCCAACCCGAAGGTCAAAAAAGGCAGCAAAGAAACTGTTGTTGGGACGATGAAAAAGAGTAAGATTCCCTTAGTTCTCAAATGATGAAATTCAACCCCAAGATTGACCATGTGCTGGTGACTGACGGCGAAGCTGGCCCCGAAGGCTGGGAGCTGGTGCCGGTGCAGGATCTCAACGTGTTCTACAACCCTGCCAAAATGGACGAGGTTGAAATGACTAAGATCATCGAGGACTTTGAGAACGGCGAGGGCGACATGATGGAGAAGGTCGCGTATTTTGACACGGCGCTGGATCGGGAGCTAGAGGCGGAAACAGCTTAGCTCATCCGGCACGCCCGGAAAGAGACTAAGGGTCAGCTACGGCTGGCCCTTTCTTTTTGCCACACCGCCAGCCACACTCCCCAAAGACCCGCATGGATACTGGCTACAGCAGCTTATTACAAATCAGGTGCTCTACCAGCTGAGCTATGCCGGCGAAATCATATTCTAGAGTAAACGTCTGTCCACAAGTGTCCCATAAGGGCTCTACAATCAAATCTTTCTGCCACACAATCTGCCACACTGCTGCCACACTTTGGCACAGTGCTGGCACAGTCGGTTGACAAGAGCCCGCGGGCGGCCGCATATTGCTGCGCATGGACACCACCATTAAGCACCGAGGACTGACCGGAACACTCCACAAGATCGGCGCCTCGCCGTTCTACCGATTGCACTTTCGACACCCATCCTCGATGGAGCGGCAACGCATTAGCCTGGCTACCTCGGACCTGTCGATGGCCAAGGCCAAGGCGAAAGCCATTCTTGAGCAGACGGCGACCGAAGGGCTGGGCGCCCTCAAGGACTTCACCCGGAAGACTTCCTCCGAATCGATTGGTGCGGCGTGCGATCATTACTTGCAGACGAGCAAGGTAGATTCCCGCAAGGACAACGTCAACGCACTGCTGGTTGTCCTGCGGGACGGCCTGGGCGTGACTGACCGAGAGAAACTCCGCGCGCTTCCCCTCACCCGCCTCAACCGGAAGCTGGTCTCCGACTTCCTGCGCAAGACGCAGCTGGCGCCGGCCTCGCAGAAGACCAACCTCGCCATGGGCCGCGCGGTCTTCTGCCGGGCGAATGACTGGGAGGGCTTTGACTTGCCGGACCTCGCCGAGTTCCGCGATGCGACCGCCAAGACCGGCATCCGGGCGAACCTCGATGCCTTTGTTCCCCTCACCGCGGACGTGCTGGCAACCCTAGAGGAGAAGAGCAAGCTGGCCGGCGGCGGGATTCGCAGGGCGTTCCTGCTGGCTCGCCGCTGCGGCATGACGCCAACTGAAATTGCGGCGTGCCGGAAGGGCTGGATCGAAAAGCGGGGCGGCAAGCATGAGCTGCTACTTGTACAGCGGCCGGACGAGGGCTTCACGCTCAAGACCGGATCGCGGCGGCAGCGGCAGATTGTGCTCCCCGATGCGGTCGCCGCGGAGCTGCTGGAGGCTGACGACTACATGGTGCCCGGAGGGACAACGTACACACGGCACAACTGGTGCATGCGCATCATGAACAACTGGCTGCGGGAGTTCCTGCCCGGGCGCAAGGACTTGCTCTACTGTCTGCGGAAGCAGGCGGGCAGCGACCTGCTCAACGCCACCGGCCGGATCTCGACCGTGTCGCGGTTCTTGGGTCACACCACCAGCTCAACGACTGAGCGGCACTACGCTACGATGGATCAGCGGGTGGAGCTGCCGGATTAAGGGTCATTTAAACGTGAGCAAGCCAAGCCATTCGGCGATGGCGGCAAGGATGGCCATCGCGCCAACCGTTGCCAGCACAACGTAAACGAGAGCTTTGCGGCTGTGATAGCTGCCGATTTCTTGTCCGCAAATCGGACAGGTTTCCGGTTGTTTTTGTTTCGGTGCATTCATTGTGTGACGATGAGATCCGCCTTCTTCGCCGGCTGCGGCGGCGCCCAGGGCAGCGTGAAGACCACCCTCGAGGGAATCCGCTGCCTCTGCCACCACATCTTGGTGGACTGCATGCCGCCGGTGATTGGCACGGCTTCGATGATGGTCAGCGGACCAGTGAATCCGCCGTTGCTGTCCGCTGGGAGCATGATGACGCACGGCGTTATGCCGACCCATTCTTCGTTCACCATGACCATCATGCCGGTGGGAATGCTGTGGACGGCCATGGCTCGAGCTTTGGGTGCGGTGGGCACGAAGGGCTTGGGCTCCGGCGTTGTCGCGCAGGCGGCGAGGAGCGCCGCCAAGGCCAGAGGAGCGGCGTGTCTGGCGATGGCGGCGATCATTCGGCAACCTCCAAAGGCAGCGCGAGCTGCGGATCGGCGGCTTCTTTGCGCGCTAACTGCACCATATGAGCGTGCCGGATGACAAGCTCAGTCAGCTTGAGCGCGGCCGCCACATCGTAATCATGGACGGCGTTGAAGTTGGCGGCGGTCTGGGCGATGGTGTGAGTGTTCATGGCGGTGTGGATGCCCAAGGATTGGACCCGGGCGTTGCCAGTTAGGGTTTGCGGCGAGCCTTTCGGGCCTTGCGCTTATCGGCGCGTTCCTTGGCGATCCGGCGGCGGACGCCATCAACGTAAAGCTCAGCCGCCTCGAAGCAGACCTCGCTCTTGCTGCGGCGTCCAACCTCGCGGATGCCGATGATGCCCCCGGGATGAAGGCTGATGACTAACTCAGCGCGCACGCCATAGGCGGCTGGCCGAGTGACTGCCCTGCGGGCAACGGGTTTGTTAAGTGCGGTCATGGTTTAGCCCTCAAGAATCTCGTTGCCTTCGATATCCCAAACGCGACCATTAAAGCTGACGTGACCAACCTTTTTGCGGCCCTCATAGATGTTGCCACCGGTCCAGTTGCCGCCGCCAAGCTGATTG